CCCGCGATACTGCTGTTGGCGCCTTGCGGTTACATCTTGCTGGGTGGCGAATCCCTGCCTGTCCTGCCGTGTCAGTGACGAGGGAGTGGGGCCCCGCAAGGTCAACCCCACTCCCCGTCACCGGGTACTTCCGCCGCTTTTACGCCGGCTTTCGCGGGCGAGCAACAGGGAAGTGGCTGTAGTTTTTCAACGATGAACGCGGCTGTCAAGCCCTAGATGATGTTCGCGGGCTTGCTGGCCTCGGCTGCCAGGGAGTCGAGCTGGTCCTGCTGGGCGCGCGTCAGCTCCTGGAGGAACAGGTACAGGCGCTCGCCGACCTCCTCGTCGGTGGCCGGGCGCGCCTGGCCCTTCTCGTCCTGCAGCCCGCGTTCGCGACCGACCAGCTTGCGCACGGTCGCGGCCTTGGTGTCGGCAATCGCCGGCGTCGTGAAGCTCTGCATGGTCAGCCCTCCTACAGGTTGTTGGCCGCGTCCACGCCCATGCTGAAGGCGTCGAGCGCATCCTTGGGCTTGCGGCCCATGTTGTCGTTGTTGCCGGTGCCGCGCAGCGGAAGATTGCCGCCGACCTTGGTCTTCGGGACCTTCGGCGCCGGCGTGCGCTTCCACAGCTCGCGCACCGCGCCTTCCCACTTCGCCGGCGGCATGGTCGCCTGGATCGTCTGGATGCCAGGCTCCATCACCTTCAGGCGCGCGGCGAAGCCTTCCTTGTCGGTGGCGTACAGCTCGTTCGCCAGGGCCTTGACCGCCTCGACGCCCTTCTCGGGCGTGAACTCCTGCGCCTGCGCCTGGCGCCGCTGCACCTGCTCGGCCTCGAGCTTCTCGCGGGCCTTCTCCTTGTTGCGCCCCGTGGCCAGCTCCTCGGCCCGCTTGCGATCCAGCGAGCCCGTGCGCACCTCCTCCTTGAGGTCCGGGTACAGGTCGAGGGGATCGGCGCCGCCTGCGACCTGGATGCCGAGCTTTTCCTCGAGCCAGGACAGCTCGATCTTCATGGCGTCATACGCCTTCTGCATCGACTGCGGGTCGCCGCTGTTCACCAGCTGCAGGTAGCCGAGCACGGCGCCGAACTGCTGGTCGTTCGCGCCCGTGGACTGGATGGTCTGGGTCCACTCCTCAGCGAACTTGGCCATGCGCGACATCTGCTCCAGCTGCGCCGGCACGTTGGTGAAGTCGGTGATGCCGGCGGCCGTGAGCACTTCGCGGATCGGCGCCATTTCCGAGCGGTCGCGCGACAGCTCGCGGAAACGAACGGCGGTCTTGCCCTTCAGGCCGAGGTCGACAATCTCCTTCTCGACCGCTGCGTCGGGCTCGTCCTGGTCTCCTTCGGCGTCTGCGAGCGCGGCGTCGCCGGCCTTTGCGGCGGGCTTGCCGGCCGGCTTGCCCTTGTCACCGCCGACAGCGTCTTCACCGCCCGCATCCTGGTCCTGGTCTTCCTCGCCACCGTCGTCCTCCTCGCCTGCCTTGGGCGCTACGCGCTGGCGGATCGGGTCATCCAGCTGCGCCGGCACCTCGCCGTTGTTCGCTGCTTCCACGCCCTTGTCGAACGCGGCAACGGCCGCATCGGCCGGGCTGAGCTTGGGTTCGTTGTTGTCGTCGTCACCGAAAATGCGCATGGGTTCCTCGTGGAATTAAAGGCCCGGAGGGGCCGCTGGATCGCCGAGCCCCGGCGCGGGTTCTTGCTGGGGCCCGCCAGGGGCCTGCATGGGTGCGGGGCCGCCCGGAGGCTGGCCAGGCTGCTGTGGCGCGGGATACGCCATCACCGGCTGCATGGTGTTCGGGTCGATCAGCTGCATGGGCTGGCCGGGCTCGGGCAGGAAACGCTGCGGGTCGAGCGCTTCGCCCGAACGCGCACAGGTCTCGGTGACCAGCTCCTCGAGCTTGTCGGCCACCTCGAGCGGGCTGGACATGCGCAGCTGCGCGATCTGACCGATCAGGCCCTCGAGCAGCGGCATGATGCTGGCCCAGGCCTCGCGCATCTGCTTGGTGTTGGGCTTGCCGCTGGAGCCGGCGCGGATGGTCACCACGCCGAGCTGGTCGAGGTCGTCGATGTCCAGGCCCTCGGGCCAGAACGCTTCGACACCCGCCAGCGAGCGCACGGCGTCATCGTCCAGCACCTGCACCGCAATCTCGGTGGTGTACTGCGCCATGTCGTTCAGCTCCTCCTCCAGCCGGTCACGCTTGTCGCTCGTGCGGCTGTTGGTGCCGGACTGCTGCAGCTCCGCTTCCGTCGCGGTCTTCGCAACGTCGATGGTGGCGGTGAGGGCTTCCTGGAGGCCCCAGATCAGCTCGAACTGCTTCATCAGGGGCGACACATCGTAGGCGCCCATGTCGATCTGCGGGTACTGCACCGGCACGATCAGCTGGCGTAGGTCCTGCTTCGGGTTCGTGGTCTTGACCGGGACCAGCTCGGCAGTGACGCCATCAGTGAGCTTCTTGGCCTCGACGTCGTCCATCATGCCGGCCTGGAACATCAGCTTGGGGCGGATGCGCTTGCGGTGCTCCTCGAACGCCTGGAAGGTGCGCGAGAACGCATCCTGCAGCGACTGGCTGCGCTCGTTGAGCGACTGCGCCCAGCGCTCGCCGTCGACCTCGGTGAAGGTCAGGCCGAAGAACGGGAAGAATCGCGAGCTGCCCACGTTCGGCGGGTAGGGCTCCTTGGCGTAGCGCTTGAGGCCATGCACCACGGTGATGATGTGCGCGGTGTCGCGGTCCCAGATTTCCTCCACGCACACGAAGCCGCCCTTGCCACTGGAGTTGATCGCGTTGTGCGCCTGGTAGGCGCTGGCGTCGGTGTCGTTGAAGTCCTGCTGCGATCCGCTGTAGCTGGAGTTGCGGCCGGCGACCTTCTTCTGGCTGTACTGGCTCGCGGACTTCCACTCGTCTTCCGTGATCCGGTCGAACGCGGCCTTGGCCGCCGACATGCGCAGGTAGATGCGGTGCGAAATCCACGGGCTGTCCAGGTAGCGCGCGATGCTCGGCGCCTCGTCCGACACGGTGATGTCGGCCATGTCGATGTGGTCGATGCACAGGCCCTTCACCACCTGGGCCTCAGCCTTCGACTTCAGGCTCTCGATGGTGAGCCGCAGCTCCTCGGCCTTGGCCTCGTGGTCGCTGACGTCCAAGCCCTGTTCGGTCATCGACTTGGTCAGCGACTTGATGCGCTGCAGGTTGTCGGTCAGGTCGTTGATCGCCTTGTCGGTGACCGCGTCGAACCCCTCGCGCTCCTGCCAGGTCACCTTCAGCCAGCCGATCTTCGAGGTGAGCGCCGCGCGCGTCCAGGGCTTGGCCTGGACCTTGAGCTTGGCCTTGCGCCACAGCTTCGCGACCACGATCTGGATCGTCTTGGCGAACAGGCGCGCGTCCTCGAGCCCCTGCGTGCCGGTCTTCTCGGCGGGCGCGGCGTCGACGTCAGGGTCGCGGGCGTAGAGCAGAGACACCCAGGTGTCGATGAAGCTGCCGATGATGTTGACCTTGGTCTCGAACGCGCTGTCGCCACGAGCGTAGGAGCGGTCGCGGGCCAGTTGCTTGTAGGCCTCGGCGTCATGCTGGCGGCTGCGCTCGATGCGCTCGAACCACACCTTGACCTTGGCCTGCTCCGCCTCGCGTTCGACGGCGGCCTGCATGTCCCCGTCCACGTTGGCGACGGTGACACCCTGGTCGAAGGCTTCGGTGCTGGAGATGGGCATGGCTCAGGTCCTCACGGGATCGCGCGGAATGTAACGCAGTAGACGGGCTGGGTCACCCCAGGAACTCCTTGCGGCGCCTGGCTTCTTCAGCCTCGTCCCGGACGATGGCCTCCAGGGCAGCATCGGACATGGGCCGGGCGCTGGCGCGGCGGGCAACCTGCTCGCGGGTCGCCGGCTTCTTGCCGGGGTCGCTGGCGTACATCTCGTCGACGTAGCGGCCGATCTGCCCGCAGGCATCGGGGATGTCTTTGTAGTAGCCCCAGGGGAAGCCGCACAGCGATGCGATCAGCTCGTCGCCCTCGCTGCCTTCCTTCACCCAGACCATGCCCATCTTCACGCGCGCACGGAACGCGGCGATCTTCGCGACCTTGTCCTGGCTCGAGTCCATCGGCTCGATGGCGCAGAAGGCTTTCTTCCCGTACTTGCGCAGCGAGTCGCGCATCTCGCGGTTGATCGCACCCTTCGTGGCGTTGAGGATCGTGCCGCGCTCGATCAGCTGTGCCACCGGCTTGAACCGGATAATCAGCTTCATCGCACGCTCGATGGATTTGTCGATGTCCTCGGCATGGTTGTTGCACGCATCCAGGTACAGCTCAGCCATGTGGTTGATGCCGGCGACAACGTGCGCGGTCTTCGCTGGCCGCTCCTGCTTCACCAGGTCTTCCTCGGTGACCGCGTAGTCGCTCGACAGCACGAAGGTCAGGCCCTCTAGCGTGTTGCGGTAGCGCTTGAAGTCGTCGCGAGCGAACAGGCCGCCAGTGTCGGGCGCAGGTTTCTGTTGGTACAGCGCCGTCCAGGTGCGCAGGTTCTTCCGGTAGATGGCCCAATGCCTGTCGCCGAACCACTCCGGCCACAGCATCTCACCGATCTTCCGGCCAAGCGGATCGTCGTGCCGGTCGCACTCCGCAGGGATGCACACCACGCGCCAGACCTGGCCATCGCGGCACAAGATGTCCCCACTCTCGCCGTCCCAATCCTCCGGCAGGATCGAGCCGGCCAGGTCCTCCTCCTGCCAGCGTGTCTGGTCAAGGATGATCGACGCCTCTGGCTTGAGTCGAGTGATGAAGTCGTCGTCGTACGCGGCGCGCGTCTTGCGACGGATCGGCGGGCTCTCGGCTTCCTCTCGTCCGGCCACGGGGTCGTCGATGATGCCTAGGTCAGCACGGGCGGAGGTGATGCCGCCGAGCAGGCCTGCGCTGAGCATCGTGCTGTCATTCGACAGCGTCCACTCCTCCACGCCGCTCTCGCCCTTAACCGGCATCACGCGCTCGGGCAGCGGCAGCATGCGCACGCCAGTCGTCGTAACCGGGCGCTCCCAGATGCTCTGATACTCGACGCTGCGCACGATCTGCTGGCAGCGCTTGGCGGATCGCAACGCGGCGTGCTGGGCGTAGCTGGTGTTGACCACCTTGAAGCCAGGGAACTTGCCCATTGCCCAAGTGGCAGCTACCACGACGCTGTAGGTGGTTTTCGCACTGCCAGGGGGCGCCATGATTATCAGGCGCCCGTACGGTGTTTCGATGCAGCGCTGAGCTTCCTCTAGGATCAGCCGATGGTGCGCTGCCATCGACGTCTCGATGGGCTTGAACAGCCAGGCGTCCGGCTCGTCCTTCACGGGCGCGCCGGGGATGTCGATGCTCAGCGCGTAGTCGACGAGCGACGCCCTGGCGCGACGCCGCCGAAGCAGCTCACGGGCGGCTTCGGCGGGGCTGACGGATTGGTGCTGGCTCAATGCAGCGAGCGGGGCCTGCGCGGTCCCATG